CAAACAAAATTGTTCACTCTTACATCAGCGAATGGTGATCCTCAGTTACTTTATCTTCCAAAGTTGAAATTAGACACAACAGGTAATAATAATGCTAATTCAATTTTTGCAGATGAAAGACATGCATTCGCAATCGTTGCCGATACAGCGACATACAATGCTTTAACGACTACTACCACATCTTTAAAAGCAGGTTTCATTGATGGTAGATCCCCCGAGAATGCATCCTTTGGAGTTCGTGTAAGAACACCACTTGGTATTGATACCGCCACATCTAATGGACCAGAGGGCTCCAATAAAACAGCTTTAGATCCATCTTTAGATGAGAATAAATACAATGTTATTTTAGATGACAGATTTATTAAGCTGGTCAAACCCACTGGATTAGGTGCCCGTGGATCCGCTGCTAGCATCGTCCCGGCAGCAGCAACATCAAATTTGTTTTCGGCAGATCAGTTTTTAAGAACATATCCTGTATCAAAAACAAATCAACCAGAATTATTTTTCAATGGTCCGTCTGTAACTGACATCCAAGGACCATTTCAGGGACCAAGCACACCAAGCTTATTGGCTACAACTTTTTCAGTTAATTCATTAAACCAGGATAACATGTTCACCGATCACAAGATTGGCAATGTGTCAGACTATGCAGGAACAGGCGAAACCATGGAAGTTATTCAAACAAGTGTAAAAATTTCCTCATTTGTCTATGGATACACAATAACAGTTCCACTAGAAATAATTAGAAAGGTATAAACGGAGTAAATTATGGCAAATAACGGAGTTTTTAAAACACTAGGACCAAACGACTTTGGCGATTCAAAAGCCTCACTACATGAGCAAATTCCAGTAACTGGAACGATTATCTCTGGAACTTATGGTACCTTTCCATCTGAGAGTAATGTTAAATACTTTAACACGGGAGATCATGTCGATTTATATGATTACCCACATGCTAGTTCATCAGCTAACTTCATGTTTAGTATGACAGCAGGTAGAGATGTTAATGCCACCATCGGTGGTGCAGCTAGCACTCAAGCAACTATTAAAAATAATATATATCGACAATTTGCTCAACAATATGTTGGCTATGACACAGATCAAAGTGTAGTCCCATTCAATGCTTCGGGTGTTTTGAACCCAACAGGTATCGAAGACGCAGGTGATGGTGCCAGCGGCGATAGGTTCTCAGATGCCATTTTTATTGACTTCTCTAGAGTGTTGATGAAAGACGAAATTAAGAAAGGTAGTTTTCAAATTGCAATTGGAACTGCTTCATATAATGATCCCTTTTCTGGAATTAAAACTCTTTCAGATGCCCATGTTGTTGAAGGCAACCAACAGACCTTTAAGACAAACTCTCCAATGGGTGAGTATGCATTGCTCCAAAATGGTACAACAGCTACCGTACCATCGACATCTTCGCATGGACTCTTGTATTACCAAGCTGGTTTACTTGTCTTGTTCCCAAACACATCAACTTTTGGATCACAATTAATTAGTGGGTCTCTATTTGGGTTGGTTGACACAACCTTACAACCAGACCCAAGAGAAGCAATGCTTTCAGCCAGTGTAAGTGATATTGTAAATGGTGCCCGTGCCCACATACAGAACATTCAATTTAATAACACGACAGAACTGAATTCAACAACTTACTTTTTAAGAGCAGCTAATAATGAATTCAATTACAGTAACAACCCTTCCTTTGTAACCGGTAGCGAAATCATTGTGAAGGCTGGTAATGCTGGCAACCCATCAGTTGCATACATTACTACCGTTGGTCTTTACTCAGCGGATAACCAACTTTTAGCAGTTGGTAAATTAAGTGAACCACTTAAAAAGACCCCGCAAGACGAATTGAATATCAAGATGAGAATTGACTACTAAAATGTTATGTACAAATTTGAACAAAATGACATTTTAAAAAACACTGTAATAGCACGACCAAAATATAGGTTTTCTTTTTACAGTGGTAGTTTATACATCAATAACGATACGGACTCCGGCATCTATGAAACAGGCTCTATCAGGTATAGAGACCTAAATCTAACACCAGAAAGTGATTTAATTACCACCACCGACCTTGGTGTTGGCTACATAAAAGCGAAGCAAGAGAATGGAAACATAGTAGACCTCGGTGCAAAAGTGGTAACCGGTAGCACTGTAGTCCCGTTCACTATTACAAGAGAGTTCATATATGAATCAGCGGGTACTTATGATACCGCATACACTTCAACCGACACAGTGTTTAAACTCTTGTCTTTAAAGAATTCTATAAATAATAAAAGATCATCTGCTAAAATATTTGATTTTGATCTTTACTTTAACAACGATGGGTTACCATCTAAAAATAAAGATGAGACCACTGCCGGCACAGCAGATTCAAAAGTAAGCCCAAAACAATCTTTAAATCTTATTACTTTTCCAAACACTTTCTATGGAGATTATGTAACCCCTGGCACAGTAACTGCTAGTTTCTATAGAAATGGTGAGTTAGTAGCCAAAGCAACAGATTCCAATAGAGATGGTCGGCTCATTGAACAGACAAACACAACCATTGGGGTTGGTGAATCCGCTGGTTTTATTTTGTATGAAGAAGGCACAATTGTTTTTACTAATACGGCAAGTTTAGATCCAAACCCAGAGCATTACATCCAACCACTCGTCGCCTCTGGCACTCCAGTATTAGATACCTCGAAATGGATCCACTTCGGCTCTTACTTGATGATCGCGAACTCTGGTAGTCCAATTACAGGCTCTTCATACACTTTAGAATTCCAAGGCACTCATCCAAAAGATGTTCTTACAATGTTTGCCCATGCCCCAAAGAACGAATTAAACTGGAGTAATAATCCTACATACCTGTTGCAAACTGGTGACAATAGTAAAGACCAGTATGTAGCCATTACAGGTTCAAAAACATATGTTGAAAATAGTGAGATTCATGTTAAAAATATTGTCTCTAGTTCTTTTTCAACATACTCAGCTAGTTTTGAGCCAACCACATATATTAGAACAGTTGGTGTGTATGATGAAGACAGAAACCTAATAGCTGTGGCTAAAGTTGCCAACCCTGTTAAAAAGACTACTGAACAAGATTATACTTTTAAGTTAAAATTAGATTTATGATATTAGGTTTAGATGTTTCCACCAGTATTACTGGTGCCACTATAATTGATTCCAACGGCGACATTGTTTATTGTGAGTCTTGGGATACTAGAAAATTTAAAAGCTTTTTTGAAAAAGCTTCTCACATTGATAATAAATTAACCACTGTTAAGAAAGACTATGACATTAAGAGGGTTGTAATTGAACAATCTTTACAGATGTTTAGACCGGGCTTCTCATCAGCAAAAGTTTTGACCTTGCTTTCGAAGTTCAACGGTGTCGTTAGCTGGCTTAGTTATAACACATTTGGATTAGAACCAGAGTACATGTCAGCCAACTCAGCAAGAAAGTCTTGTGGCATCAAAGTTGAGAGAGGTAAGAAGGCAAAAGAGGTCGTACTAAAATTTGTGCTTGACAATGTAGATGGTTTTGAGGTACAATATACCAGAAGCAATAACCCCAAACCGGGAAGTTATGATCGGGCAGACAGCTATGTTGTTGCCCGCGCTGGTTATTTAGAATGTCAGAAACAAGAAAAGTAAAAATTTTGAAAGAAGTTTTAGGTTCTCCTTTCCATCACGGGAAGGAGAGTCTTTTTTATTGTCCAAAGTGTAAGCATCATAAAAAGAAGATGTCTGTTAACTTGAAGAAGAACAAGTTCAAGTGTTGGGTATGTGACTTTTCAGGCAATGACATAACATATCTTATTAAAAGATATGGAACTCGCAGCCAACGAGATGATTGGTATGCTCTGTGTAATATCTTTGACCACTCAGACTTGGAACTACAATTGACAGAAATGCTGAACCCGCCTACAGAACAGGTGTTGGTCGAACAAAAGATTGATTTACCAGATGAGTTTAATACATTGACATCTAATAAGTTGTCGGCTAGTGCCTTACCAGCATTGTCTTACCTTCGCAGAAGAGATATCGAGAGGGAAGAGATCATAACTTGGAAGATAGGGTGTTGCTCAAACGGTCTTTACAAAGATAGAATTATTATCCCGTCGTTCGATAAAGATGGGGACATTAATTATTTTATCGCTAGGTCTTTTACAAAAGCGGCATTCCCAAAGTACAAAAACCCAACAGCATCGAAAAAGATTATCTTTAATGAGTTGTTTATAGACTTTGAACAGCCGCTAGTCATAGTAGAAGGTGTTTTCGATGCCATCAATGCTGGTGGAAACATTGTACCAATTTTAGGCTCTACACTGGACGAACAGCACCCTTTGTTCCAAAAGATCATTGAGCACAATACTACAATTTATTTAGCACTAGATCATGATGCCCAGAAAAAAGAAGTGTCAATCGCTCGTTCATTAAGAGCATATGGCATTGATGTATACAAAATCAACACTAAGGGTTATCAAGATGTTGGTGTAATGCCAAGAAACATCTACCACAACAGAAAAAAGACCGCAAAGATCTTTACAGAGACTTCTTTACTAAGTCATAGGTTATTATAATGAAATTTGCTCATATAGCAGACACACACATCAAAAATTTAAAATATCACAAGGAATATAAGGCTGTTTTTCAGCAGTTATACCAAACTTTGAGGGATCAGAAGGTCGATTATATCATCCATTGTGGTGATATTGCCCACACAAAGACACAAATTTCACCAGAATTCGTCGAATTATGCTCTGATTTCCTTAAAAATCTGGCAGATATTGCCCCAACTTATGTTATTTTAGGCAATCATGATGGTAATTTACGAAATTCTTACCGCCAAGATGCTATTACACCCATTGTTGATGCCTTGGGACATAAGAATCTACACTTATTGAAGTATGCTGGCGAAACTCACTTGGATGATGAGTTCTGTCTTAACACTTTATCGGTGTTTGATGAAGATAACTGGGTCAGACCAAGCAATCCTGATAAAATTAACATTGGACTTTACCATGGAGCTATCAAATATAGCCGAACAGACATTGGTTTCGTCATGGAACACGGCGATCACGGCATTGATATCTTCGATGACTGTGATTATTCAATGCTTGGGGATATTCACAAGACTCAGATTCTAAATAAAGAAGGTACCATCGCTTATGCTGGCTCAACTATTCAGCAAAACTTTGGTGAAACCCAAGATAAAGGTATGTTTATCTGGGATATTAAGTCAAAAACAGAATTCACAAGAGAAAAGTTTGACTTTGTAAACCCAAAACCTTTTGTCACAATCAACTTAACAAAGTCAGGCAGAATTCCAAAAGGCTTTAAATGCTCAGATGGTGCGAGACTTCGTTTGGTGTCCAAGTCTAACATAGCCTTAGAACGGCTGAGAAGGGCTGTAGACATCGCGAAGCATCGATTTAAGCCCGAGAGTATCACTTTCTTAAATAAAGCCAACAGCGGCGATTTGTCGGTGGAAGATCGTGTAAGTTCTGAGCTATTTGAAAATCTAAGAGACGAGAAGACACAACAAGATCTAATTAAAGAGTACCTTAAAGATTATAATGTCGAGGAGGATACACTAAATGAAGTCTTCGCTCTTAATTCAAAATACAACAAAGTTGTTGAAGAGAATGAAGATATTTCCCGCAATGTTCATTGGCGGATTAAAAAGTTTAATTGGGACAATTTATTTAACTACGGAGAAAGTAATTCTCTTGATTTTGATAAACTGTCTGGCACTGTCGGAATTTTTGGTAAGAATTTTAGTGGAAAGTCTAGCATCATTGATGCACTACTCTACACAATTTATAATAATACTTCTAAGAACATTAGAAAGACATACAACATTATCAATCAAAACAAAGATTATGGCTCTGGTGTGGTGGAGATTGAGGCTAACAACAAGACTTATAAGATTAGTCGCAAATCTGATAAATACACTAAGAAGCTTAAAGGCAAGGTCACAAACGAGGCTAAAACACAAGCGGACTTTGACTATGTGGACCAAGTATCGGGAGAGGTCGGCTCTCTAAATCAGACAGCTAGAGGCAGTACAGACAAAGCTATTCGTAATGTGTTTGGAGATTTAGATGATTTTCTAAACACTTCTATGTCTTCTCAGCTTGGTGCTCTATCCTTCATTAACGAAGGTTCAACCCGTCGCAAAGAGATCCTTGCTAAATTCCTTGATTTGGAGTTTTTTGAACGGAAGTTTAAGTTGGCGAAAGAAGATGCTTCTGATCTACGAGGGGCTTTACGCAGAATTCAAGATGTGGATTATGATGAAAGCATCAAGAAAACAAAGAATGATATTTTTAAAGCTGGGGCAGCGATAGCCAAACAAAAGAATCATTGTTCTAACTTGAAAGAAGACATGAGTTCTGTAGAAGAAGACATTGCTGCCTTAGAGAAGAGCTTATCTCAGATACTGGAAAAACCAATCTCTATTCGCAAAGTTAGAAAGGACTTAGAGAAAGCTGGAGAAAATAAAAAAGTTTTAAAAAACAAAGTTAGGGATCTAACAAAACAAATCACAAGCAAAGAAGAGTTCCTGCAAAAAGGTAGTTCTTTATTAGAGTCCATCGATATCTTGAGCCTGAGTCAACAAAAAGAAGAGGCTGATGAGTTGCAAGATAGAGTAGAGAAACTGCTCCGTGAACAAGAAAAGCAAGAACGAGAGAGGGAGACAAGCCTTCGACAAATCAAAATACTAACTGATATCCCATGTGGTGATAAGTACTTAACTTCTTGTAAGTTTATTAAAGACGCCCATGGAGCCAAACAAGATCTAACAATCACTCAAAAGGTTTTGGCAGAGGTCGAAAATAAGTTAGAGTTGAAATCAGGTGAGTTATCTGACATTGATATTGATAAGGTCAGTAAAACAATTAATAA